TGAATAAAACCGCCGGATACCTAAAACCCCAATCAATCGCAATTCTTCCCTTCATTGTTTGATCATACTTCCAGTTATCAATAATATTTGATTGATCAAACTCTGAATAAACTAGACCCTTGGGGGGTTTTGGTCTGTTTAGGATCATTGCTTCATATTCATCAGGGGGCAAGGTGCTTTTGATTGTATTAAACCAAATTTCACTAAGGTTTTTCTTGTTCTCAAAGGAAGTAGGAAACAAACAAACCCCCGATTCCCCCGCTGTTTTAGCTAGTTCAACCCACCAGCTTTTAATCATCGGTAGCCCTGTCATAATCAAAGTCGGGTCTTTACTACCTCTTAATCTACCTAAAGCCTTTTGAGCAACTTCACTATCATCAAAAGTTTGACACTCATCAATCAACGCTACACCGCTTAAATTCAAGCCTTCAAGTGGATTATGCCCACTTGATCGAGTCCCAAACCTAAAATAAGATCTACACCATATTACATGGTTTGTTTTTGGATTTGTCCAAGTGTTTTGCCCCCCATTGTAGATCCAATTATCTCCAAACCACTTCTCTATTTCAGGGCTTAAAACTGATTTCCATCTAGTATTTGTGTCAGTAACTAAAAGACTAGATCCATTGGGTACAAGATAAGTAAAATAGTTGAGAATATGGACTAGTAAAGCACTTTTTCCACACCCCCACCCGCCTTGAATCCCAATAATCTTTTTTTTATTAAGGATAATCTCTTCAAAAACTGTCTTTTGAAAAGGATTGAGGCTATCAAGTATCATTTGCTTCTTTTCTAACCGGCAGCTCCCGCTTAATCCACTGTTTAAGCCCCTCCTCTTGTTTGTAAACAGATATACTTTCTTCAATAATGGCCAATTGTCTCAATCTTTCATTGTGATTAATTGTCATTTGATGTTCAATCCTCTTGATTTGCCCGAGTACGGTTGATAGTCTATCTTGAAGGGGGCTTTGAGCCTCCCTTTTACCCAACTGATCTAGAGACATATATACTCACCTATCTTTATTGTTAAAGTGATTACAAACACATACCAAAAAAAATCAATTGATTGATCAAGAGTATGATTTGTTCTCAAAGGACTATACAATACACTTAAAATTATGAGAGAGAGAAGAATAACCATGTTAACCTGTCTACTTTTTATAAGTATGTTAACACCTCCAACTTATCAAGATCAAGAGAGACTCTACACTTGTATAGACCTTATTGATCTTAGTGATCAATACATGATACCGCCGGCCCTTGTCTTAAGTGTGAGTTGGTTTGAATCAAATTGGTTACAAAAACTTGATAATAATGGTTCAAATTGCTACGGCCCGCTTCAAATTAAATCGTCTTATTGGTGTGAGAATAAAGAAGGAATTTGGAATAAGCATAAAAAAGACGGCCTCCTAAAGTCTTGTGATTTAGCTAATCGGGGGCTTTTTGCATTGAGTTACTATATTGATAAATACCCTGATATTGATAATTCACTTTGTCATTTTGGAGGATGTACAAAAGAAAGAAGACAGTACATAAAAAAGATTAAGAGGCTGTTCAAGAGGCTTTATGTACACATTAATTAATGATGATTGCTTAAACGCTCTAAACACTTTTGATGATAACTACTTTCACTCTTTAATTTGTGACCCTCCATACGGACTATCTGAAATCACCTTAAAAAACACTCAAGACGCTTTAAGATGTTGGCTGAATGATCAAGAGTATGAATCTGAAAAGAAGGGGTTTGATGGTCACAAGTGGGATTCATTTGTCCCTAGTCCTAAAGTATGGAAACAAGTCTTAAGAGTAATGAGAGAAGGGGCTTTAGGTCTCGTTTTTTCATCCACTAGAAATATTGATTTAATGGGTATATCCTTGAGGCTCGCGGGCTTTGAAGTGATAGATTCCTTTGTATGGTTGTTTGGATGTGGAAATGGTATCAATGGTTTAAATATTGGTAAAGGGGGTCAAAAACAAGGTGAAAATCAAGAGTTTGTTAACCAATGGGCGGGCTTTAAGACTAAACTAAAAACAAGTCATGAACCTCTTTTAGTAATAAGGAAGCCCATCAAAACCGCTTCAAACTATGTAGAAAATATCAAGCTCAATAGTACAGGGGCTTTTAACGAGGAAGCCTGTTTAATTGGAGGTTATGAAGGCTTTAAAGGTAGAAAGCCCACTAATGTTTTAATAGATGAGAGTGTGAAAGATATACTTGATTCTCAAAGTGGATATGTAGGGAGTCAAGGTGGTAAAATTACAGTTAAACCCAAAAAAACGGAGCAGGTCTGCTTTGGTAATCTAGGTATGAATGTTGAGTACAAGGGGGATAAAAGAAAATATGGGGGGGCTTCAAAGTTTTTTTACTGCTCTAAAGCCTCAAGAAAAGAAAAAGAGCTAGGATTGACAAGCGGATCTAGAGACCATTGGAGGGGAAACATCCACCCAACGGTAAAGCCCCTCGATTTAATGGATTATCTTTGTAAACTAATAACCCCGCCTAAGGGCTTGATCTTAGATCCTTTTATGGGAAGCGGTTCAACCGGATGTAGTTCTCAAAGGACCGGCTTTAACTTCGTGGGAATTGAGCTTGAGAAAGAATATTATGAGATCGCTCAAAAGAGGCTTAAATACTGGTCACAATTTGGAGTGAGTGAACAAAACCCACCTTCAAAAGATCAAGAAAGTAAAGAGCCGGCTCAATTAAAACTCTTCTAAACAGGAAGTGAGTTCCGGTTTAAATTACTCCTTTGTGTATTTTTCACCTTCAAAAACTATCTTAAAAGTTTCAGGAAATAAGGGAGCAAGGTAATTATATTTTAAAGCGTGTGCATACTCTCTAGTTTCCTTTTGAGCGTGTTTATCAGCTCTTAAAGTGACTAGATGAATCAAACTTTGTAGGCTAAAAGTAGCCACAAAAGTTGAATAAAGTGAAGTGGGAAGAACTGCACGGGCCTGTTCTCTACATACACCCTGATAAAGTAAGTCCTTATAACACTGAAAAGAATCTTTTTGGCTTTGAATGTATGCATCAAGTGCTTTATTTTGATCTTTGATTTGGTCTTGATCATAAGTCGCTTGTTTATCATGATCGCTTTGTTTTCTAAAGTGCTCGGGTATGTAAAACTCTTCTCTTGATTTCTTGTATCTTTGGCTTGCTTCATTCCATGCAACCCCCACTTTATGCGTTTTAAGTTGCTCAATAACAAACAAGGGGGCTTTGATAGTAAATGAAATAGTCTGATGTCTAAAAGGTGAGGTATGGCCATTACTCCATAGCCTTTTTAGGAGTGACTTATCTTTATCATTAAGCGGGCTTTGATCTGATGTTTTACCCCTGTATGTCACTCTGGCTACGTTAACAATATCTTTATCATTCCCTCTAAAGTTTCTAAGTTGAATGTATCCTTTATCTAAAACTCTTGTATCAGGTAACATCATAATCTATTCCTTTTTGCTTGCAATTTGCTTTAATATTGCTTCAATTGATGATTCACTGTCTGACTTTTCATCTAACTCAACTTTGATTGATTCACCCCAATCATCACTAAAGCGGGATTTAAGAAGGTACTTTAAAGCGTGGATTTGATCACTTGTCTTTTGTTCGTCATTCATGGCAATTTGATTTAATTTTGATACCCACCGCAGCTCCGATTCCCTTTTACCCTTTTCAAAGTGATCTTTCAATCTTTGATCATCTCTTAACCAACGGTAAATAGTACTTTTAGAAACCCCGCTTAAGATGATAGCTCCGTTTACAGAACAACCTTTATTTAAATCTCTACAAATAGACTGTATAACCTTTTTCTTGCTCTGATAATCTCGTTTAAGTGTCATTCTAGACCTCTTATTGTAATGATAGTTTTAGCTTGCTCGTTAATACTAGCATAATATTTGGAAGCCGTTAATTTACATACCAACTTATCATCAAAGGACGCTTTAAGCCCATCAAGTACGGCTTTTATACAATTATCAATATCCGGCTTGGTATCTTTAAGGAGTCTATCACTTTGTTTTTTGGGTATCCTTTTAGGACGGGTAAAGACAAATTCAATCTCAATATTAAGAGGCTTTGTTAGCTTTGGTAAGCTGATTTCAAGGGCCTTTAAAGCAATTCTTTGTTCGTAGTCTATCGTTTTTTGTGGGGTGTAAACATGACCTGTTTTAGTAACACGCGGGCGGGCCTTGGCAATAGGTTGACCCAATACAGTAAATTTATAAAAGGTCATTTTGTAGAAACCCAAAAAAACAAAGGAT